TATTTTGGTGAGAAAAAGAAATTAGTTAAGATTGAGAATGTATCCCCTGAGAAAGTAAGGGTATCACCATGCAGAAAGTACTATTATTTATCGGATGATTGGAGTACCAGAATAGATACTGAAAGAATTAAGCCTTATCATATCACCTGTACGGATGAAGTACAGCTATATTGTTACGAAGTTAAGTCAGTAGGTCAAGATTATTACCCACTACCTACCTATACAAGTGCATTAAACTTTGCTTTTTTAAGTGGTGAGCTATCTTACTTCGCAAAAAGTAACATCCAAAATAGTGTGTTCCCTAGCTTTGCTATGATGTTCCCTAAGAGACCACAGTCTGAGGAGGAAAAACACATGATCAAGGAAACTATTGACAGGCTTAAAGGTGCAGCCAATGCAGGTAAGGCAGTTGCATTCTTTGCTAACTCAGCTGAGCAGTTACCTAAGATTGAAAGCTTACCTACTAATGCCAATGACAAGCTATTCCATGAGGCATCTGCACTGAATACTGAGCAGATTTGTTTTAGCCATACCATTGACCCTATCTTAATGGGTATCCGTACCACAGGTAGCTTAGGTAATGGTAGTGATATCAAGCAAGCCTATGTGATATTTGAGAAAAATGTAGTAATGGAGCTACGTCAACAAATAACTACTATCTTTCAGGAGATACTTACCATTGCTCGCATCCCTGCGGAGTTTACAATCAATAACTATCAAATCATTGGAGATACTATTGTTGAGGTAGATGAGGAAACAAGCAGAGTAAAAGATGCATTAAACAATTTAAGTGATGCATTGCTTGGTAAAAATGACTACCAATGAGATTAGAGCTCTAGCATCTTTACCTCCTATTGATGAACCTACTAACACAGCTCAGTAATGTTATATTTTATCACTGAAACCTACCTTAAGACTAACACTCCGATAACAGCAAACGTTGATGTAACGGATGTAACCCCATACATAGCTACTCAGGCAGCATTGAGAGTTCAGCCTATCTTAGGCACTACGTTCTACAATCACTTGCTTACTGCTTACAACAATCAAACACTAACACCTGATGAAATTGACCTAGTTGAGTTCATTCAACCGGTGATTGCATGGAGAAGTGCAGAGGATGCTGTATTTGGATTGACGTATCAGTTAAAAAACAAAGGACTTCAAACACAAAACGGTGATTATTCTGCAAGCGTATCCAGGAATGAGGTAGCTTTTGGGATGGAACACTATGCACAGAAAGCTAGTTTCTTTGAGCAGCGTTTAATTAGATGGCTATTAGCTAACAAAAACTTGTTCCCTATATTCATATCCACTACCAATATGGATACTGACCTTAGACCAATGTTTAACCATTGCTCATGTATCACACCGTATCAGTTAACTTGCACAGGTATGTGTGGTAACTTCCTTGAGAATGGATACAATAACAGCATCCTAATTTTATAATGAAGTCACAGCTCACCATACTACTAGCTACAATGAAAGCCAACTGGATAAAACTATTGGCAACCATTAGTGCATTCTTAATGCCTATTTCAGGGCTATTGTTTTTAGTAGGATTTGTGATCGTACTTGATACTATCACAGGGGTATGGAAGAGCATTAAAAACAAGGTGCCTGTAACTAGCAGGGGATTATCTGCAATCATTAGCAAGATGTTACTCTATGAGGTAACTGTTGTAATGTTCTACATGATTGACCAATTCATTCTTAACCATATCATCCTGCAGTTTTTCTCAGTAGAGTTACTGCTCACAAAAGTACTTGCACTCATCCTGGTATCCATTGAGGTGATGAGCATAAACGAAAACTACAAAGCAGTAAAAGGGCTTGACCTATGGCAGTCAATGAAAAACTTATTCGCTAGAGCTAAGGATATTAAAAAAGAGGTGGATGAAATTAGACACAAGCAAGATATTACAGGAACGCCTATCTAATGCTCAGTACTTCCATGAGGAGTCTGAGAAAAAACAAATCTATTTACACCATACTGCAGGCAATGGTAATGCTGTAGCTGTATCACGTTGGTGGAACAGCAATGCAGATAGAATTGCTACTGCATTTGTAATAGGTGAAAGAGGTACAATAGTACAGTGCTTCAGCTCTAAGCATTGGGCTTATCACCTGGGGATAGATAGTCAGGACTTCTCAGCTCATGGACTTAAGTATCAAAACTTAAACAAGCTAAGTGAAGCTAAAAGATGGTAAGTACTACAACTATGTCAAGGGAGTAGTTGACCCATCAATGGTAACCACATTAGATACACCATACAAGGGTAACATCCATTGGTACAAATATACGGATGAACAGATTGAAAGCACTCGGCAGTTAGTGGAGTATCTATGTGATACGTATGATATACCTAAGGCTTACCGGTCAGAGATATTCAGCATTGATAAAGAGGCATTCAAAGGTACTGCAGGGATCTACACGCACAACAGTGTGAGAAAAGATAAGGCAGATATTTACCCATGCCCCCGAATGATTAAGATGTTACAAAGCCTATGAGATATTTAATACCTATACTCATCCTGCTATCCTGCTCAGCTCCTAAGCGTGCTCAATGGCACTATAAGAAAGCCTTAAAGAATGGACTTAAGATAGTCCAGGATAGTGACACCATCCGTATTACTACAGTTGACAGCATCCCTGTGATACAAAATGATACTATTGTATGGGAAAAGTTCTACACCACTAAGGATACGGTGATACAATTCAATAATGTGTACGTACCAAAAACAAGATGGCAAACAAGGATAGAGTATAGATATAAAACAAGAGTTGAAAGGATACGAGGTAAGACTATCTATAAAACTGCTCAAGCTAAAGAGGTAGTTAAGTATAAAATACTATGGTGGCCTGTGATTGTTGCGTTTATTTTTGGTATATTGCTCCGTTTTTTAATTCAAAAGGGGCTGCTAGATAGGATTGCCCTGCTATTTAAGCTATGAGAAAAAGACTTTTTTACGACATTGAGACCTCTTTCAATGTCGGAGTATTCTGGAGGACAGGATACAACCTAAGTATCCAACCTCAGGATATTATTCATGAACGTGCAATCATATGCATCTGCTATAAATGGGAGGGTGAGGATGAAATTCACAGCCTAACTTGGTCCAAAAGTCAGAGTGATAAGCAAATGATTGAGAAATTTGTCAAAGTTCTAGCTCAAGCAGATGAGATTGTGGCTCACAATGGGGATAGATTTGACCTCAAATGGATACGTACAAGAGCTTTATTTCATGGCATTCAGTTTATGCCATCACCTAAGACCATAGATACGCTGAAATGGGCTAAAAAGTACTTTAATTTTAATAGCAACAAGCTTGACTACATAGCTAAGCTACTCAAGGTAGGTGCTAAGATGGAAACAGGAGGGCTTGACCTGTGGAAAGATATAGTATTTCGCAAAGACCAGGAGGCACTTGATAAGATGGTGGCCTATTGTAAGATGGATGTTGAGGTACTTGAGGCAGTATTTGAGAAACTCAATAGCTATGCCATTGTTAACCATAACTATGCAGTACAGCATGGAGGTGAAAAGTATGAGTGTCCTGAATGTGGAGCTGCTAACTTCCGATACAATAAAAAAGTAGTTACTTCTGCAGGCACTGTACATCATTGGCTACAATGTAGAGAATGTAAAAAACATCATAAGATTAATCACATGGTATTCACTAAGTATCAGGAATATCTCTACAAAAGAAAGCAGATTTCGTGAGTTTATAGACGTATTTTTGCGGAGATTATTACGCTTATAGGCTTATTCCTTATTTAGAATCATTCTAAATTTGTGGAAAATTATGTAAAATGTTTTGCATATATGAAACTTTATATATCTTTGTAAGGTATTAACACTTAAAAATGATATATGAAACAGTTTGAAAGAGCCCTTGACTTTATCAAGACACATGAAAACAACGCAGAGGTACTTGCTTTATTCCTAGAGCAGCTGCTTGTTGAAGCTACTGAGGAAATGACTCAGACAGCATTAGATAACACCGAAGATTTTTTAACCATTCTAAACGCTAACCGATGAAAAAAGAACTATTTAATGTAGTAGCAAGCTTTGCTGTGGTCGTGGGTACCATGGTGGCAATGTATCACACTTTAATCTTTATGATATGCAAGTAACAATAGGAATTGAAGTAGCTTATTTTGACTTTGATGATGTGCATGGTAACTGTGAGTTCAAAATAACTAACATAACAGATGAAAGCTATGAGGTGGAGATCACTAATGTGGTAGCTACTCAGGTTATTGGTGAGGTGGAGCTCGACTACATCC